TAACTTTGCTCATAAAATGGCTAGGTTATATGGTGGATCAGCTCTTGTATTAGATTTAAAGGATACAGGTGAACCTGAAACACCTTTAGATTGGAGATTATTAAAGAAAGGTTGTATAAGGCATATGAAAGTAGTCGATTTGACTAGGATTATGCCTGGACCCCAAATAATAACTAATCCATTAGACCCAAATTACGGTAAACCACAAATATATAGGTTTGCTGAGAGTGGTATAGCAATACATCACTCAAGAATAATACGTTTTGATGGTACTGAGATACCTTTCCATGATTATAGGCGTAATGGTTACTGGCACGACTCTGTACTTAACCGTACTTATGAGCCTTTAACTAACGTTGATGTCCTTACAAAGTCTATTCTAACATTGATACAAGAATATAATGTAGATGTACACAAGATTAAGGGTTTCATGGACTATTTACAGAACCCAGAGATGACAAAAGTTCTTATTAAGAGGATGCAATTAACAAAACAATTAAAAGCTACTACAAATCTTATGGTAATTGACTCTGAAGATGAGGTTTCAGTTCAAAGTAAGCAATTACAGGGTTTACCGTCTATACTAGATAGGTATCTTGTTATGGTTACAGCAGCTTCAGATGTACCTGCAGGTAGAATATTAGGTGATAGTGCTTCAGCGTTCTCTATAACACATCAGGGAATGGATATGAAGAACTATTATGATACTATCCAATCTAAACAGGTTATTGATTTTAACCCAAAACTTAAGTTTATTGATGCTTTAATGGCTATACACTTGGGTTGGGGGAATAAATATAATCTTTCTTTTGAGTGGAATTCCATATTTCAAAAGACACCTGAAGAAGAAGCGAAGGCTGAAAGAGCTCGTGGAGATGTTTATTCACTTTATTTACATCAAGGCGTGTTAACAAAGTCACAAGTAGCAAAAGATTTACAAAATAATCCTTATTTCGAGAATATCACAAATGACTATATTGACCAGCTTGTAAAAGATGATGAGTTAAGACATGAAGTAGATATTGAAACCCTTAAACTAGACCTTGAGGCTAAGCAATTGAGTGTTAAGAGCACTAAAATAGCTCAAGTTCAAGAAACAGCCTTCACTCCCCACGCTGAAAAGCCGGAAGAGAGTAAGGTAGATGATAAGTCTAAGGAAGGTATGCATAACGGAGAGTTCAATCCTGATAAAGCAGCCCGAGACGCCAAGGATACTAAAGGTAGTAAAGCTCAAGAGAAAGATTCCAAGGAAGCTAAGTCTAGGGCAGGTAATAAAAAGGAGAGTAACTCATGAAAATTGAAATGATGGACAAGTTTTATTTCCCTGAGACAGAAAGAACATATACACCTGAAGGTTACTTAATAGTGCCAGCAACAATATCAAGACCTGGAACTCAAACATATAAGGCTAAGGAATTAGTTGCTGATGAGTTAAGTTTACCTTTTAATTTTAAACCAGATGATGCAGTTGTTGTTTATAGACCTTCAGAAGAAGTATTCAAAGCAGAGTCTATTGATTCTTTCAAAAATATAGCGGTAACGAATAATCATCCTCCTGAATTTCTAAATTCTAAGAATTACAAGAAATATTCAGTTGGTATTGTGTTATCCGATGTAGGCTCAGATGAAAAGCATGTTCAAGCAACATTGAAAATAACAGATTATGATACTATAAATGAGATTAAAGACGGTAAAGTTGATATGTCAGCAGGGTATAGTTCAAATATATACTTTGAGGATGGGTTAACTCCTGAAGGAGAAGCTTATCAAGCTATTCAAAAGGATATTATAGGTAATCATGTAGCTGTTGTAATGCGTGGGCGTGCGGGGAGTGAAGTGAAACTAAAAGATGGTTTAGAGAATCCTTCGGAGCGGAGTGAAACACTTGCAGCAGAAGGTGTTAGTAAGAAAACTGGATCAGAGGCTTCTGAAGCTTTTGGTGAAGGTGTTAGAAAATCTAGGGGAACAGAAGAAGAAGAATTAGGTTCTGATGGTGTTCCAGGATCAAGCACTTCAAGTCCTTTCGGGGATGAAATAAAAGTTACTGAAACTACTGATGTAGGGGATGAAATAAATAAAAATATGAAGGAGCTTACGATGAAACTAGAAGATGCCATGACTAAAATCAATGAGCTAACCGAGGCTAATGAGAAGCTATCTTCTCAGGTTCTCGACCAAGCTGGTATTGATTCTTTAGTTGAGGATCGGATGACACTGATGGATTCATGCATGAAACTTGTGCCTGGTATTGATTATACAGGAAAATCTAATCTAGAATTAAAAAAAGAAGTGCTTATGTCTAAAATGCCTAATGTTAGTCTTGATGATAAATCATCAGATTATGTTAATGCAGCATTCGATGTTATGAAAACTTCACTTAACGATAATATAGAAGGATCTCACGATCCCGATGTTTATGGTGAGGACTTATCTTTAGAAGATGAGGGAGATGTTATTTCTCCTGAAATCGGTGAAGGTGAGGAGAAAGTAAAAGAGACTACTAAAAATGTACATGAGGGTGAAAACCCAGATGAACATGGAGAAGAAGGGTCTAATGATGAACCCGATAAAGAAGTCAAAACAAATGATTCTGTTAGTGTACTAGATAGTGCTTTCGAAACAGAAATTAAACAAAACCCAAATAGTAAAACGTTGTCAGTGTACGAAGAGTATTGTGCCAAATCTCGTGTTGCTTGGAAAAAGAAATAGTTCATAGGAGAAATTAATGTCAATTTATGATGGAATGGCTGTACAAGCTGGAAATGTTAGATACGGAAATATCAATTTCGCAGTAGCGGGTCAAATAGTTGATCTATACTTTCACGAGATTGTGTCAGCTGAGGTAGCAACCGCTGCTATTAGCTTTGGTGCACCAGTTAATGCTGAGGCAAATGGTACAGTAACTTTACTTACAGATGGTACTGATATCACTAAGTTCAAAGGTATCGCTGTTAGAGAGTTAGCTAGAGAGATGGATGTTAGAGGTCATACTGGTATTTCTAAATATGCAGTTGGAACAGTAGCTGGTGTTATTAGAAAAGGTCATATTTATGCTAAAGTAGCAGACGATGCCCTAGTTGGTGCGACAGTCGGTGGAGCGGTATATACTAAAGGTGGTGTATTCTATGGTTCAGATGATGGAGCGGCTACAGATGCTTTAGTTGCAATACCAAATGCAACATTTGAAACAGTAGCGTCAGCGGGTAAAATTGCTGAAATTAGATTAGCGTAATAGGAGCGTAGACAAAAATGAAAATACAACTAACTGATGCTCGAATGATCGAGTTAAACAAAAATATAGCAGACTTTGATCTACGAAAAGACTTAGCTGTTCATGTTAATTCAGGGATTATGGATGCAGATTCTGGTTTCTTCTTCGAGAGACAACTAGAATATATTCAGGCTAAGACTTATGATGTAGTTTATAAGGACTTAATGTTCAGAACTGCAATACCTGTAAATAACGAAGGTGGAGCTGGAATCAGTTCTTTCACTTACAGAAGTTATAGTAAAGTAGGTAAAGCAAAACTTATTAACTCTGCTGGATCAGATCTTCCAAGATCAGATGCTGAGGGTAAAGAGTATACTTTCAAAGTTGAAAGTGTCGGTGCTTCCTATGGTTATGATATTGATGAAATCAATGCAGCTAGATACTCTGGTGCTCCTTTAGATGCACGTAGAGCTGAATCCGCTAGAAGATCAGTAGAAGAGAAATTAAATGATATCGCATGGTATGGTGACGCACTAGGAAACCTTCCAGGTTTATTCCCTAATACAACTATTCCTGCTACTACTTATAGTTCTACAACTAGATGGGCTCCTACTGGTTCCGATACTGTATTAACACCTGAGAATATCCTAAAAGAGGTTAACTTACTGTTCTCTTCTATTGACCAAGAGTCAATGGGTAAACACAGACCAGATACTCTATTACTTCCGAGGGATGTATGGAACTACTGGATGACTACTAGATCAGCTGAAACTGCTGCAACCGATATGACTATCGCTAAGTTCTTAGTAGCTAATAGTCCTTACCTAACAAGTATTAACGACATGGAAGCTATCAATGAATGTGCTGACATGGATGGTGATGGTACTGGAGTTAGAGTAGCCGTTGCATATGAGAAGAACAACATGAACTTAGAGTTTATACTTCCACAAGAGGTTCAATTCTTTAATGTTCAAGAGAGAAATCTTGAGTTCATCATACCTGCAAGAGCAAGAGTTGTTGGTACTATCGTAAGATACCCAATGTCAATAAGATTCGCTAGAGCAATCTAGTCTATGGGGAGTGTTGAGTTAATTCTTCACTCCCCTCAATATCAGGAGATAATAAAATGAGCGTAGTAATAAAATCACAATCTAAAGCAACAATTGAGTTTAGAATACTGGTTAAAGGTAATCTTAAAAGTATTATGGTTCAACCAGGTAGAAATGTTGTTAATGAAGATATATATCTTGAACTTAAAGCACATTCAGGTTTTGAAAGCTTTGTAAATAGAGATATAATCACAATAAATACTGAAGGTGCAGTAGCCCAGAAAGCAGCTAAAGACCCCGACTTTTCATATGTCGAAGGTTTAATTGGTAATGAGGATGGGAAAGATGTTATTAAAGAGTATGCATTAGCTTGGGATATTAAGTTAAATAAAAAGCAAACTGTTGAAAACATGATTGCAGACTTCAAAGAGCAATACGAAGGAAAATAATGATAACTCCAGATGACTTAAGAATTAGGTATCCAGAGTTTTCTGATGTCGTTGAGTATGTTGATGCACGTCTTTTGATGTTTATTCAGGATGCTATAGATGATATGGGAACTTCGGAGAGTCATTGGCATAGTGAATATCGTTACAACAGAGCACTCTCAGCATTAAGTGCTCACTATTTAGTTCTCGCTACAGCTTCTGAATATGGTGATACAAATGCAAAGTATCCTATAATTCAGAAAACAGCGGGAGGGGTAAGTCTTTCTTACTCAGGTTTAGCAGGGGCTTCCAGAACAGATTACATAAAAAGGCTTTCTAGTACAACTTATGGTCAGGAATTTCTTTCTCTTAGGGGAAGGACGTTTGTTGGTTCACTTGTGGTAACACAAAGTGGAGATGGATCAGGAGGTTTATAATGCCTTTTAAAGTTAGTGATGCAATTGGTACAGATACAGGTGAAAGGGTAATTATTAGACGTAAGACTGATGGCGAGTATATAAATGGTATTTGGCAAGAAGGTACAACTATTATTATAAAAGCGATTGCATCTGTACAACAACCTACTAAACAACAAATAGAACTATTCACTGGTCTTGAACGAATTAAAGATATGAAAACTTTCTATGTTAATAAATTTGTGAGGACATCGAATGATTTCGATAACGAAGAGGCAGATGAAATAATGTGGAAAAGTCGTGTATATAAAGCTATGCACTTAGGGGAGTGGGAATCGTATGCCTACAACATTGTATTGGGGGTTAGAATAGAATGACATCTGATGATACAATAAATGAGTTTATACGTGGTGCTCTAGAGGAAATAATTAGCGATAGTAGCTATTTAGTTATCAAAGCTGACCAAAACTCACCTAGACCTAAAGTTCCTTACTGCACAGTAAAAGTAATGGCATCTAGATCACGTTCTTTAGAAGAGTTTTCTGAAGAGAATGAAGGTCTAACAGATATAAGAATAACTTCTAAGGTTATGCGTAACATTTTAGTTTCGTTTAACTTTTTTAAAAGTGGTTCTGTCGCACATGACCCGTTCTATGTAGCAGGTTTATGCCGTCAAGCGTTAAGTAGATCAAAAATATGTTCTAAGCTTAATACTGATGGGTTAGGATTAGCTAAGAGAAGTCAGATAAGAAATTTGACTTTTGAATTAGACAATGGGTTTGAAGAAAGAGCTAATTTTACGGCTACTTTCAATTATGTAGATACAGATAGTGAAATTATAACTACAATATCTACAGTTAGTGTTAATGGTGACTATCAATATATTGATAATGTTGTTCCTATTAATGCTGATATAGAATAATAATAATAAAATAATTAAGGAGAAATTATGGGATCAATTCCATTAAGTTCAATAGTAACTGTAAATATAGCAGCATCCCCATCATTTACATCTCAAGCAGGTTTCGGCACATTACTTTGTGTCACAGCAGAAGCAGGGGTATTAGATGCTACTGAAAG